ACCTTGAGCCGTTATGCCTCCAGCCGTAGTTGGATCACTAAAAATAACACCAGGCAAAGCTGTGTATCCACTACCACCACCCGTAACATTGACAGATGCAACACCACCCGCACCTGTGGTAACCGTTGCTACAGCCGTAGCATTGACACCACCTGTTGGAGCAGCCTGTATAACTACATTGGGTGCTTCTGTGTATCCTGCACCTGGATTGGTAATACCTATAGAACCTACAGAACCTATAGGATTATTAGTAGTTCCATCCCAAGCAAACAACCCATTATTGGGGTCACCTATGATGGCATATTGATTCTTGTACTGAGCATACGTCACGCCAGAATTAGAAAACGTACCTGCAACAGCAATATTTCCAGAAACATTACCCGCACCTGTTGAGGTAATAGATACATACTCAGCCCTACCATCTGCTTCAAAAGCAATTAAGTAATCTGTTAAATTGATGTTGGTAGAGTAAAAAGAAGATACATTGGCGTTGGTAACAATGTTGGCACTAGAGTTGCTTGCGTAAGTTAAATTGTTTTGAGAAGCAGTAATCCTGATATTGCCACTGCCAATAGGTTGTGCATTCTCAAGCCAAGAGAATTCCTCTTTATCAATAGCCGTGCGATTGGCCTTGGTATTTAAACCTTTAAAAGCCTTAATAATGGCATAGGACTTCTTCTGTTCTGCTGCTGCCATGATTAATACGGGTTAGAGTAAGGGTCTGGAATCCGTCTTGTAAAGGAGCTGTTGAGGGCTGCCTGTACTTGTTGTTTGTATTGTTGTTGGTATATCTCTGCCTCACCATAGCTCTGCTCTTTATACTTGGCCTTGTAAGCAGCGTAGAAAGCAACTGGCTGAGTGAATGGGTCATTGATAGGGTCTACAAGATTGGGCAAGTCTTGCGTCAATGGCAAAGGCAATATCACTGTATCTATTTCCATTAGATAACTCTGGTCAGGTACTGGGCCAATGTATATCTGTTGTTGACCATAGATAGAGAAACACACGGGTCTACCTATGTAATTCTGCCAATACCGCAACTGGGCATTGAAATTACTAAATGGCAAATATCTAAGCGGAATACGTGAATTACCCCAGTAAATAGTGACATTTAGGGTATCTAATATCTGATTTGTAGTGTTTAAAGCAGAGTACGGAATAATCTCGCAAGGAGCATAGTACTTGAGATAAGCAGTACCACTCTGAAAAGGAGCAGCAGGTGGAAAGCCACCATTGCCTGTTGGGTAGGGAGGAGCAGTTGAATTGAACGTGCCACTGGTTGTGACAAGGTAAGTATAGATGTTAGAGAAAACGTACTGTCCAGCAGTGACAGCCAGGTTAGCAGACCAAGGTATGGCAGCAGAGCCATCTGCACCTATAGGCGTAGTAGAAACTAGGAGGGTACGTAGGCAACCCGTATCTCTGACAACCCGTTCACGGCCCGAATTAATATCGTCCGTTAACTCCGAGTCGGACCAGAAGACTCCATTGGCATCGTGCAAGAGCCTACGGACTTCCGTGAGATAGGAAGATAAGGTTGCCATTTAGCGTCCATGTTATGCTGCCCTCTGTGAGGATTTTCCCCCTACGTGCTTTTCAACACGCAAGGGTACTACGCCTACAGCCGAGGGTTGCGAGCTGTTAGGTTTCTCAGTTGTTATTTCAAACCGAGACAAAATCTTTAAACCTTCTTCTAGCTCACTATGGAGTTTAATCCAACCATAGCGAACTAGAACAGGCTCTTTGTCTTCCTGTCCATACCCAAAAAGACGCACAGCACCTTCATAGGGTATTTCTACAGGGACATTCTTTTTGAACTCGTACATGACAGCGTCATACCCAATGGTAAGAGGCACATCACTACGATTGGTTACAAACACATTCATTAGAAAGAAACAACGTCACCATAAACTTGAATACTTGCAGTGTTAGCGTTTCCACTAGCAGTGTTGATATTCACGTACAAGGCATTGGTGTTGTATCCACTAACGGCAGTAGTGGTGCTATAAGGAGATGCAACTGTTAAGTCTTGGTACAAACCTGTTGCAGTCAAATTACCCAAAACTACGTTAGCAACAACCGCATTGGATGCGTTACCGTCATTGCTTGTAGTGATAGATACATTTGCTGAAGCAAGTGAGCCAGATGGGTTGTTAATCGTAATTCTACGAACAATAACCGCACCTGAAGAAGAAACTGCTGCACCCTTGGTCATGCCACCGATTAACAAGGGAATGGTAATAACAGCATTACCAGCCGTGTTGAACTGAGTGGCTTGAATAGAACCAATACGACCATTCCCAAATGAATCAAGGTAATACTGACTGACTGAATCGGGATTAGCCATTTATTGCTCCTTAGACGTTGTTGAACGTACCAGATACAGCTTGTCCACCATTGGAGCCGTACAATGTGATTGTGACGTTACCAGTTGTAGATAGAGCTTGTACGTTAGTACCGTCAGACCACACAATACCAGCAGTGTTGGCTGCAATCACAGTTGTCCAAGTAGGAGCTGCAATGTTGGTAGAAGTGTTGAACTGAATAACTACGTTAGCCGTGGGCAATGCTTGATACAAACCTGCTGGTACTACTGTTCCAACATTTGATGTGTTGGTAGCAATAACTGCGGTAGGTTCAAAATATGCACCAGCGGTGTTCGTGGCTGCATTCGCTAGAATGATTTTATTTGCTGAAAGTGACATGACTTAGCTCCTTTATAGTGAGAGGTAGTTATAGCCAGTGACTTTGGACATTGATTTTGGTTTTACGCTGACCAACTCAGCAATCATAATAACCGCACCAACGTAACCAATCTGCCAATTTGGTAGAGTTGATTCAAATCCTGTGAACACAAATGAACCTTGCTCGTGGATGTACAAGCTCAAGTAGTTTGTGTTAATGAAGTAGACTGCACCTTCTGCACAATAGGGGTCTGGATAAATTGGAACACCAGCGACCATCAACGCTCTGAAAGCTGCTTGAGGACCGTTGTTATCACCGTCAAAGCCAGAGCCTGGGGTAATAACATATTGCTCTTGACCTACAAAGTCTTGAGCCAACAAAGTCCAAGTACCAAATCCGCAAACACCAAACGAAGGCATTTCTGCACCGTTCTTAGTTGTTCCAGAAATATACTGAAGAATGTTTTGTCTTGTAGGATTGACGTTACCTGCGGAGTAAACCTTAGATTTCCACCATGTGTAGGTATTACGGTTGATGTTTCCGTAAGTGACAAGGTTTGTACCGTCATCAATAGCACCAGGCAATCCAATGAACTGCTGAGTGTTAGTGTAATTCGTGTACAAAGCTGTTGCCATTGCGTCCATCATCACATTGGTTGCATCGTTCATACGAGCTTCAATCAATGGGATAATTGCTGCGTCTTGCTGTACTGCACCCTCCATACCCAAGAATGGGACGGGAGAAATCATCAGTTTCAAGTCGTATTCAGCGTTATAAGCACCTTGTTGGACAGAAGGCTGGTTGAATGAACCAGAGTAGTCTGACCACTGAGCATTTACAAACTGTGCACCTTGAACAGGGACGGTAATTGAAGAAACACCACCTGAAGCTTGTTGACTGTTTGCAATCAACGCTGCCATCAATGGCGTGGAGTTGTACAGTTGTACAACGAGTTTGGGAATAAAGGCTCTGCGGGTAACGTAGGTTAACTCAGTAAACTGACTTGACCCCGTTGCTGGCAGAATACCACCACCTATAGCCATAACGACTCCTTAAAGATGGGCATTTCTGCCCCGACAAATTAAACCCTCTTTAAAACTCATAATCCGATTGGTCTAGTGCGTGGATTACGCAATTCAGCCAACGCCTTTGATGCTTCATTACGAGCAGCATTGGCAGGATTCTTCCAGTACGCAGACAAGTCAAACTTGTTCATAGCGTTAGGATTGTAACCAGATGAGGTGGGCTTTGCAGCTTGTCTCATCCAATTTAAATAGTCCGCAGCAGTTTCATGGTCATGGATTTTCTTCTCCATCATGATTTTTTCAACTTCTGGAATATCATCCTCAGAAGAGACCAAACCTTTTTTAACCAAACTGGCTCTGCGTTTGTTCAAGTCATCAATTGCATCACGCTCTCTAAACTTTGCCTGTAGAGCATCGTTTTCTTGACGCATCTGAGCTAACTCATTTCTAGTCATATCCTTGATTTGAATCTCAGGGATTTGCATATCGGGTTTCACCCGTTGAGTTAGACGCAAGAAATCTTCCCGAGTCTTTGGGTCTTCAGCCATTGTTTGGGCTAACTGAGCCAATTCATCTCGTGCTTCTAATGACAAATTTTCTAAAGACATGACACAACCCTCTTTTTAAATTAAATAACTTTTTTGCCGTCAGCAGGCTTTTTAACACCCATGCTGTTCTTGCTTACTTTGTTTGCACCAGACAAACCACCCAATTGAGCATATCTTGGTGTGTTGGTTACAACGCCATTTTGCTGATTGGTATCTGTTGGTCTACGTGGGGCTGCTGCGCCTCTTGGCTTAAATAAATCCATGATTACTCCTTACATTGGGGACATTGGGGGTGGGGGAGGCATACCACCACCTTGAGGGGGCATACCAGGGATTGGTGCTTGAGACATCGCTTTACCTTCAGGCGTTGCACCACCAGCTTGAGGTAATGTTTGTAGCATCTGCAAAATTTCAGATTGCTGTAGTTCGTTTGTTTTGTTTTTCCGTGGACCGAGGATGCCAGTCAATGTACGGATAGCACCAAGTGCTTTCTGACCTTCTTCTGTTTCAGAACCAAGGGCAGGTAAAGATTGTTCGAGTAAGTCCATCGCCATGCCGAGGTTAATCATCGCAGCCTCTTTGCTTCCCATCTTGGGTTCAGGCGTGGACATGGGTGAAGACATTGGAGGCGTTTCAGCATCAGACATATTGCCAGCCTGTGGCGTAGGCATAGGTGCAGGTGCGTTGGCACTTCTTGGTCCACGCATCAATTCCATTAACTTGTCTGACGGTACGCTCATACAAAACTCCTTAGTGTCGTTTGTAACCATTTACAAACAACTTGTCAATAGGTGGGAGTTTTTGTGTCGAAACTCCCAAAACGCTACAGAAATCACTTACGTGACTTACGACCTTTACGTGCTTTACGCATGATGTCACTCCTAGGTTGAGAGGAGGCGACCTATTTTAAGGGAAGGAAGCCACACCCTTTTCTTCTTTGCAAAAGAAACCTGTCCAAGGATTATCTCCTTGTTTTTCTGCCCCGTTTAGCTGTCCTGTACATAGTGTACTCCTTAGTTGATTAAGAACGTCCTTTTCGGGCGTAGTTCCGTTGGGTTCTACCCCCAGACATAGTTTTAACATTTGGCTCTCTGTATGTCAAGCTAGGCATAGATTCGCCTCTCTTGAGAGAAGTTGTACTGACCCTTGGTTGGTCAGCTTTAGGTTGTGTCTGAGTGTCTGTTGCCATCATCCCACCTGTTTTAAATCTGGTTTACCTTTTGGTTCTGGCTTGCCTTGCGGTGCTTGAGCTTGTTGCTGAGCTTGCTTGGCTTCCATCTTCTTCAATCGGTCTTTCAATAATTGTTTCATAGGAGGCTCTAACAAGTCAAGCAAAGATTCTTTATCAATAGCCCCTGCTTTCAACAAATTAAACGCCAACTGTCTCTGGTCTTCCATGAAGATGGGTGAATTGCTGTGAGCATCTACCTTGACCACATAATCTTTGGTAAATTGTTCAGCAATAAACTTTCTGCCTTCCATATCCGTGAAATGCGTATCGTCATAGGCTTGCATACACTTCAAATAGAGTGTGGCAAGCTTTTCAAGGCTGTCTTCAACAATCAACGCCCTCTTTTTAGCTCTTGATGAGCCTAGACGGGCTAATTGTGAGGCATGACCACTGGAACGAACCCCAGCTTCCCCTTTACCTTGCAATACGTTCACAATACCGCTTGCTTCTTCAAACATAGCGTCTATTTCTTTTATTTCAGTAAATAAATCGGGTGGCATGGTCGGAGCCATCCTATCTACCTTGGCATTGGGCATGTCATTGGAGATAGAACCCCCTGCACGGTTCAATGCAAAGAGTTTTTCATCCGAAATACCCGTAAAACCAATGAAAGCAGTGGGGGGGTTGACCTGTTTGGACAGTAAATCCAGTATGTCAGTCATCCTATTGTTCCTGAGTTCCTGTAAATACTGGAGCTTTTGAACCTCAGAAGCCCCCCAATAGTAGTCATAGAGGGGGTTGGGAGTGATTTGAACGAAGGGTAATTCGCCTTTTAGGAACAATTGCTCCCCTGGTCTATCGTAAATAATGACATCTGGGTCTGCTTTGGTGACCACTTGGTAGTCTAGGGTCTCGTCATTCCACACCCAAAGCTCGGTCATCTCTACTGTTTCTTCTGAAACCATTGCTTTATAGCGGTTCTGACCCGACAAATCTAGGTTGACGTTACCGTACAACTGGGGATTGGTCTGAGACATGAGGATACGTTCCATACCATTTGCCACTTCTGTACGTTCATGTTGGCTAGTGGAGAGCTGTCTAATGATGGCTTCCCGTCTTGGATGCTTGTAAAGACGGTCATAGAGTTCAGACTTGGTGATGTAGTAGGTTTGCACCAAGGCTTCTTGTCTGTCTGTGTAAGGTGAGTCCTCTCTCAAGACTCCTATGCACTGTGGTTCTACCATGTAGGGGTGGATACCGTTCTTCATGATGAGTTTGACAAAGGCAGAGTTGTAAACCAGTGCCCAAGTGGTGGCTGTAGAAAATACTTGGTCAGCGTTGCTATTTAGCCACTCGTCATTGAGGGCACGGGTGAGTGCTGGTACTTTGACTTGCTCACCGTCAGGGACGGCTGCCCCCGTGTTGATACTAAATCTTGTGGTTTCTGCGGAATACAGAAAAGAAGTCAGTTGGTCAAGGTGGGGGAGAATCTTGTTGTACAGTGCAGGGGGTTGAGAAGGACTGTTACCAAAGAGATACCAACTCCGTAGATTGGAATAATCTGTTTTTCTTGACTCACGGGAGACAAGGCATTTTTGGATTAACTCCAAATAGAATATTTCTCTGTCTACATCGTTGTGCGGTATTCTCATATTTTCACCTGTAAATTATCAGGGTCTTTCATTGTCCCATTCCCTGCGACTGGTCCATTGAGTTTACCAGTAGGCGAGGCTTGATTGGGCATAATGCTGACCTGTTCATCTCTCACGGGTTTGAATTGTCCACCCATAACAGATTTTATGCTAATGTTCCCTGCGTTCCCCCACATGGCTGCGTCCCCAGGTCTTGGCTCATTCTTCGCTTTCATCTGTCTTTCTTGTTCAGCCATTGCTCCATTCGCAAAGTCCAACTCTTTCTGAGACAAGGTATTGTTTCTAGTGAGGTAGCCAGTCTGGTGTTCGCCTTCACGGGTTGCCTTAATATCCGTCATTTGGAAGTCTTGTGCAAGCCCTTTTAAGCTTTCATCTGCTTTTTTTGTTCTAGCACTTCTTGTGCCAACAGGTTTCAGGTGCACCACAGAGATAGTGCCCTTGCACATTTTCATGGGGCACTCTGCCTCCCAAGCTTCAAATATGCCGTGATTTTCGCAGTAGTAGTCTCTAAGAATTGCCATTTTGTTACCCTCTTTCGTTGAAATCAATGTCACTGTAGTCGTGACGGTTGGACATACCCACCTTGAGTTTAATGCCTTGGTGAGTAAAAGTTAACTTGGTGCTCGGCATGATAGGACTCACAGCTTCTTTTCTGTAGTCCACATACCTTGTGTTGTTCTGTCTCTTCATGACTCTCACACGCCCACTCTTCCATTCGTGATACGCCTTGTTGACCCTCATCTGAACCATCTCTGTCATGGGTTCACTCTCGTACTTGAAGACATCCAAAAGATGAGAAGGGTGAATACCACAGAGGTCAGCAAAGAGTTGGATAGAGATACCCCTGTCCTTGTCAGCCAAGAACTTCTTAATCTGACGCTTGAGTTCAATCTTGGGTAGTGGTGTCATGCTTTTCAATGACAAACATGTAATTCTTCTCAGTAGCCTTCTGACCATTGTCAAACAATTCTAAGTTCTGCTCGTTGGCTTGGGTAATGGTAAACCCTGCTTTTTGGAACAACGCACCCCACATTTGAGCACCCATCACGCTGTAGTGATTAGGGTTGAACTCGTGCCTTCTATCGCAGTCGGGAGCTGGTACTTCTACGTACACCCGTCCACCATTTTTAAGTAAACGATGAAACTCATAGAGGGTGAAGAGGGGATAGATAGAATGTTCTAAGCAATGTCTGCACCAGATGAAGTCTACTGTACCGTCTGTTAGCCAGATGTCTGACATTTCGCATTTAAGCGTACTATGTCTCTTTTCACCACAAGCAGCCAAGTCCTCCAAGCTCAGAGTCACACCCGTGACGTTGGTGTAACCAAGTTCTTTGATGATGTCCATGAACTTACCCTGACCACAACCAATGTCTAGAATGGTGGATTCTTTATCAAGGTTTAAAGGCACGAAGAACTCTTCGACCACCTTGGGTATCAACGTGTTGTGAAACTGCGTCTCAGGCTCGCTATAGACCGTAGAGAGGGCTTTGCGACTGTATTCTCCAAACTTATTGAATTGCATGTTTACTCCAGAGTTGCTTTTCGTTCAGCACCATAGATGCCAATGTATTTAAGGTAATTAGAAACATTCTTACCCACCGTTATTTCTTCTGGTGTCATGGTCTCCTGTGACTTGGACACGGCTCTGGTAATCTTCATTTGTAAGAGTCTAGGTTGAAGTTGTTCCGCATACGCTGCCACCGCTAGAGCAGTAGCTATCACACGGTCATCCTTGCTTCTCCCAGGTGCTCCGATAAACCCTTGTTCACGGACAATGCACTTCATTTCATCCAAGGTGTCCATAGAAACAATGTTCATCATGCCACGCTCAAAGTAATCTTTCATGTAATTGAGCATCCGTTCTTTAGAACTAGCGGTTGTCAACCAATACATAGAGTTACCTGGACCACTCATCGAGTCGTTCCTCCTCCAGATGTAACTGGTCATGCTCCCCAAGACATCCTCTAGCCCACGCCCCAAGTCACCACCTGTGTTGGCAGCCATGCGTTTGAGGTTCTTCATCTCATTGATGACCGCCTGACCTGGTCCGTTAATCTCAAGGTTCAGGGTTGAGTTCTTGTAAGCACCGCCTAGGTGGGCAATGACCCAAGCAAACTGGTAGGTGTTCATCTCACTGGTAGCAAACTCCGCTACTTGGTCGAGACCATCAGCATAGCATCTGAACACTTGAATACAAAATCTGTCTGCCCAGTCTGAGCTTCCGTAAGCAGGGTCAGCTCCAATGACATAGTAGGCTGTGTCAACGGGTTCTTCCCATACTTTAAGAGTGGACAGTCGTTCTGTGGATTTGAGCACCTCGGTGTCTTGGAACAACTGACCGAACACGTAACGATAACCGTCATAGATAATCTTCTTACTTAGTTTAGCTGCCTCTGTGCATCTGGAATTGGAGAAGAAACTTGTTCCCGTCATCACAAACGCATAGTCCTCAGTAGGAGGAAACTCCTGATACATCAAGCTCTCGTCCTTGATGCCCTCAGATAACTTCCATCTCCACCACGCCATCTGTCTAGAGTTAATCTCTACCCCGTAGAGCTTCTTAATATCCCTGACCCACTCCTTCTCTTCTCCCGTTAACTTGCCGTCCCAGTACACCTTGTAGATGTTGGAGTCGGCAGAGACGGAATAGAACTCGTTTCTCCACCACCCACAGAATATTGCTCTCTGTGTCTTAGCCCTCTTAGCCGTCTTGTACATGTCGTGGAACATGTTAAAGCCCTGAGCTGTGCTCTCAAACATGTAGAGCCTCTCAGGGTTCTTCTCAGCGAGAGAAGCAATTAGTGAAGCTAGTCCTTCTTCATTCCCCCAAGACGCTGTTTCGGTCCCGTGTAAGTAAGTGATAGCCTTACCTTGCCCCAATCTACTTTTATTCCCAGCGATTTGGTAAAAGATTCTAGATCGGTTCTTGAGTACCATTTGGTTTCTATTGTGGGCCACCAGAGGAATTTTGTACTCTTTTGGTAGCCCTTCCATATACATAGCGAGAGTAGACCGAAACATGTCTCTGTTTTCTTCTGTATCAGCCACCAGCGTTCCTTGCCAACCAGGATGTGTGAATTGCCAGTAGAGGTCGAGGGCCAACGAAACAGTGGTAATTCCAAGTTGTCTTCCTTTGAGAATGACGAAAAAGTGAACATCTTGCGCTAGACCTTTCTGTATTTCTTCCATGACATACGTCTGCGTTCCCAGCAGTTGCCCCATCTTCTTGAGACCTTCCTCCTTGGTCTCAATCTTCAGTTCTGAGCAAAACTTGTAGAACTTCTGTAGGTCAAACTTCATGGGACGATACGTCCGTGGTACGGTGCTTTGGTGGGAATCAGGAACTGAGTAGACAGGTTGCCCTTGATGATGCTGTCGCAAGTGTTGACAAACATCTGGACGTTCTTGTCCATACGACCTTGGTACAGGTGGTACACACCTTCCTCAAAGTGCGTGCCTATGCCGTACAGCCCGTAAGTATGCAGCCGCCAAGCGCCTTCCTCCGGCTCTGCTGTCCAGTGGGTAGGGAACAGGGTCTTGTAACGTAGCCCCGCCATCTCTGCGGCGTAGCACACGTTCTCTGCCACATCGCTCTGCTCTGTCTCCGAGAAGGTTGGCTTTCGCAACTCCGTCCAGGCATCACGCCACATGAAGAAGAAAGCAGGCGCAGCGAATATGTGCGACTTAGGCCAAATATGGTTACTTGCCTGCGCTATGCCCACAAACGACTCATTCTGGGCAGCCCATGCCGCAGCAGTGTTTACAACGCCTGGGTTGGTGGGAACACAATCGATGTCTAGAAAGCCAACAACGTCCGCAGTGCTGTTGTCCATAACGATGTCCATCCACTTGCCGTGCGGGGTCTGTGTCATGTGGTACGCCACATCCAGCCCTAAGTGCTTGCAAGTGTTGGTGTGGGCTTCCACCATCTTCACATTGGTGTTGGGCCAGGCAAGGGTATGTATCTCTATGTTCATGCTGTTGTTCTCAAGTCTGCGTACTTCTTAATTTGGGGGACACCGTTCTTGAGTGTGACCACCTTGCTGTCATCAGGAGGAACTTCCCCCGCCTGCTGGTAGTGGAAGGCCAGCGTAGTAGGGTAGTTGACAGTGGCTTTCATAGACCGCGCTATCTTGACCCCTGAGTCCTGCACGGCTTTCCAGAAGTATCTGTCCCCTATGTAGCCGTACTCTCGGGGCCGGAAGCCCCACTCCTTGCACAGCGGGAATGTTTCACGTGAAAGTAGAAAGCAGTTGGTGTCATTCCAGTGGATACCGTTGCTCTCAGTGTCCACACCCATCTGTGTCCCGTCCATCCTCCACAGCACGCGAGGACAGGTTACCACCTTGGCCTGCGACTGCTGCATGACCTCCACCATCGTAGCTATGTGGTCAGGCTCAAACCAGCAGTCAGCGTCCAGCAAGCAGACAGCGTCAGCACCCTGCACACTGGCTACCGACAGCCCCACTATCCTGGGCGTGTCGCCAGAGTCATTGCAGTTGGGCAGAGAGATGTGGACAACATCCGCACCCTTCTCAAAAGTCTGGACAGGGTGACCATCTGCCACCATGTAGTGAACAATGTCGCAGTGAGTCTGTTGCCGGACACTACGCCAGCACCTCTCCAGCACGGCTATAGGTTCTTTCCAGTAAGGGGTGACTACTGCTACTCTCATGCTTACTCCTCATAGAAGGTCTCTGTATCCTTGACACGGCGCATGTACTGCTTGATACGTACGTCCGACTGCTTGCCGTAGAGCTTCTCTAGCTTCAGCAACTGGGCGGCTAGGAACCTATCTGCCTGCGGCTTCCCGTGGGTACGCTTGGCAGCAAAGTAAGAATGCAGCAGCACCCTGGCCTCTGCCATCTCTAGCTGTACTCTGTCTGACATGTCAGTCACGGATGTAGTCCAGCAGCACCTTGCAAGCCGCTATCTCCTTGTCGGTGTGCCCTTCCTCCAGCAC